TAATCTCCGTAATAAACCATAGGAACCATGTTATTAGATTTGCTAATATCCTGTTCAATAGTAGGGAATCTCGTATCGACCGGACGAAACACAACGTGTCCATTTTCAACAAAAAAAGCAGATGGTACATTTACAGTCACATCTCTATGACCATAAGGTGTACATTCTGCACTCCAACTGATTGTATATTCTTTTCCGATTTCAAATCCTTTACCATTGTGTCCTACTTCAATATAGTCAGTACCTAATTCGATGGTACGGTTAGTATCCCCTTCTAAACGATTTTTGTTATAACGATAACTGCCATCTCCACCAATAGATTCAGTGTTTATCCGTACATTTTCATTGGTTTCTTCTAACTGTTTGCGTAACTCTTCGATACCTTTAGGATTAACAGATACTCTTTTTTTGATAATTTCTGATAATTGACTTTCAGAATTAAGTAAATCTTTTTTGAAATTATCATACGCTTTCTCGCTAGCTTCATCTTTAGCACTCGCAATAGTAGCTTCGATTTCACGTTTCATTTCTTCCTTTTTTTCTTCTGATTTTTCATCATACTCAGCAAGCATTTTCTTAGGGTCCTCGGTGTCAACAATCAATTCCCATGAATCACCAGTCCAACGTTTTAACTGCTTATATGGACCATTACTTGCCCACCACATATCGCCTTCTTTGAAGCCACCTTTTGGTGCTGCTGGTTCTTCGTCAACACTACCCCAATAAACATCGTTCATGTTATCTCCAGTACGTCCGACTAAACCTTTTAATTCACGAAATTGATACGCTTGATTACCTGCAATCGTACTCATAGCTGCGTCAATAGCACTACTAATTTGTTGACTAAAATTATTGTTGTTTTTAGGCAACAATGAATTGAGTGTACCCAACGTTAAGTCATCATACTGTTCTAACAAACAGTTCCAATTAGTAGCAACAATTTTTAATGCAATCCGTTCAATGTTTGAATCTGGAATAGCTACGAATAATTGGTCACACAATTCAACTTCTTCAATCACTCCTTCGCCAGCTTTAGCGAGGTCAACATATTTTACAGTAGTTTGAAATTCATAAGTAGAATGGTCATTTTTTTCCATATATTCCTGTGCTAATTTTCTTAACTTACTTTCATCAAGTTCAAACTCTTTTTTAGCACTTGAATCAAAAGCACCGTCTTTATCAAAATATCTCCAACGATTTTTTATAGGTTGCCAACCTGTAGCCATTGCTCCAGTTTTGTCTAAGAAATAACGTGTGCCGTCTTTATCTTTAAACCACTGATTTTCATACATATACCCATTCTTCTTAAAACGATACCATTTACCGTCAATCTTAACCCAACGGTTTGTAGGGTATTTACCATTCGCAAAAACAAACCACCAACCTTTGTCATCTCTTGCCCAATGACCGCCTTCTGCTTCTTTTGTTTCCCCTGCTTCCCCCATCGTTCCGGTATCTGTGCTAGTGTCTTCTGGAGTGTCGATATTCTCGTTTGAAGAACTAGCAGTACTATCACTAGGTTCTTCATCTGGTTTTACAATATTAGTATTTGCTTTGAAATGGTCACTAAAGTTCACTGGGAGAACTCGCACAATATTTGTTCCTAAAGTGTTCCACGCTACAAACTCATTATTAGGCAACGTATAGACTTTATTGTCTTTTATGACATACGGTAACAAATGAGTATAGGAGTTTTCGCTAGATTGACTATCATCTAAACTAATCAAGTTCTTACCGAATGTAATTCTAGTAGGTTGTTTCCTACCCATATCTTTCCACAATTTTATCGTGAAATTATCAAATTCGTATTCTCCACCCCACTTCGCTAAAATGGAATCATCTGTTCCACCTAAAGCACTTCTCGCATTGCTAACTTTATCAATACGAAAGGTTGTTTGATTACTTTGCATAATATTAGACCACGTTCTAAACCCGTGGTTGGGAACAATAATGGAGTTCGCCCAACCTTGTAACGCAATATCTCCATTACCACTAATAGTTGCGTTAGGTAATAACACCATTTTCTTCAAACGGTAGCTAATATGTTCCGCATACACTTCAAACGTTTTATTATCCTTTTGAGTGATTTTCACAATATCAAACCATTGTTTCTTCGTACGTTGGCCAGCGTCTGTTTGAATGACATTATCAATTGCTAAAACACTGGCATTTTCACCACCGACTAAATATTCTCCCTCAAAATAATAAGAGCCGTTACGTTCACGTACCACTTTAGCACTTATCCAATCTGGAACAACACCTAACCCTGTACCGTAATATGTTTCTGCTTTACTATCAAATACACATATCATACTTTCGCCCCCCAATTAGGACGTAACCGTAAAGTAAAGGAACTATTATCCAATCGAATGGTATTGATACCAGGTTGAATGTTTAAAAAGTTATCCGTGACTAATTGGTCATACGCTGCGGTTTGACCGAACCATGCTGAACACTTTTCGCAATCCACATTAATACCAGTAGACACATTTTTAAAACGCATACTGTCATTTCCGATACGTACCGTGACATTACCTGTACCTCGCAATTCAAAATAAGGCTTAGCGGGTAATGTTGTGGGATTCGTAATCGTTTCGCCATCGCTTACCGTTGAAAGTGTTTTACCACTTTCTAAATATTTAACAGGGTGCAATTTGAACGTGATGACTAACTTTCCGAACTTACGTAACGTTTCTTCGATTTCAAAATCTTCTAACATAATGGCTCGATACGTATATAACGGGTCCCATGACAGTTTTAATTCCGTCCATGTTGACGTATGTAGCCATGCTGAAATTTCTTGTGCTACATCCGTCAACGAACGTCTATCAGAAGATTTTAATTTGATAAAGAAAGGAATAGACTGGTCAACAGGCAACAAACGTTTATTAGGAATTAATACTGCTCCATCTCTCCCCATTATCTCTACTACTTGAATATCATTTCTAGATGATTTCATTCTAAAATCACTCGAAATATACAAGCCAAACTCTTTAGAAGAGCGACCGTTAAACATGATATATTCTTGTTTCACATTCTATCTCCTTCCCTTTTCGCTAACCACGCAAACTTCTTGAATAACGTTTCTTCATTTTGACCTTCGTCTGCGTGGAAATGTTCAATATGCAATGTAGGACTATAACTAGAGTTATTCGTCACATTAGATACATTCCCCCTTACTGCAGCATAAGGACGTGCAAACACATTAGGAACATCATCCATAAAGCTACGTATGGTACCGTTCGCAAACCTAGGTAATAACCCTAAGTAGTTTGCAAGATACGGTTTGTGTAAGGTATCTCGTTTGAACTTATCAACAGATGACCACACTTTAGTTCCTCGTGGAAGATTGTAAAGCGTGTCTGTAGCAGGAGATACACCGAACATTCCCTCTGGTGTTAAGAACGGCTCACGTCTACCACCATCGCCTAAGAATGCTAAACCGCCAGCGTGAAAGTCAGTACCTGTTGCGTGCCCTGGTGCAAACAAACTCACTGTCGCACTCCATGCACGATTCACAAAATTACTTAAAGCGTTCCTCAATCCACCCAATACACTATACGCTTGACTAGCGTCTGCGGTAATAGTAGTCGATTTTGTAGTCGGTACTTCATTAATAGACTGTGTTAACGAATCTACTTGTGGTTTTGTAGAGCTTTCTGCGTTTGTTTCAGTGTGGAAATTAGCACCTTTACTTGCACTTTCCTGTGCTTTCTTAATCTTGTCATCCATATCTGCTACAACTCTACTAGTACCATCTGCGTCTGTCATAGTAGGTAAATTTAACGGGTTACTGGTTGTTTCTTTAGTAAGATTATACGTTTGTAATAATTCTTGAATTTTCTCATTAGCGTCTGGCGCTGTGGTGTCAATTTTAGCAAGTTTTTCTACAAACTCGGTATTGTTCCACAACCCACTAGCTGTAATAAGTTTATCAGTTGTTTCACTAATCGTATCATTTCGAACTAATGCTACTTTTTCATCAAACGATAATTCATCCCATTTACCAGTAGCGATTAACGCTTTTCTGATTTCAACTTCTGCATTCGAGGTTAAGTTAGCTTCCTTAATAATGAATTTAAGGTTATTCCAACCTTCTTCACTTTCAGTCGCTTTCTCTACCACTTTCTGGATATTATCGACAATCTGCCCAGTCTTTTCGTCCGTTATTAATTTTTCCCACGCTTTATTCGCTTCCTGTGCATTCTGCGATAACTCAAGACCAAATTTTGTCGTAGCGTCATTGACATACTTGTTACGTCTGTCCAGTACTGCTTTTTCTTTTTCGACCAGTGCTTCCATTTCCTCTATGGACTTCCCTAATTCATTAGCAAGCGTATACATTTTCCCTTCGTACATATCGGTTTCTTCTTGAATACCATTCTTTTTCGAACGTTCATATTGTTCTTTTAACGCTTTATATTTTTGTAGTCCAATTTGTTCCATCGTTTTATTGTGTTCTTGTTCCAAACTTTCTAAAGCCTTATGGTATTCTGAATACTTAATCAACCCATTCGATAAAGCGTCTTCTAGTGCTTGTTTACGTTCTTTTAAGTTGTTGACTTCTTCTTCTTTCATCTTATTCAGACTTTTAATTCTAGTACGTAACTGTTCATCACTCATCTTCTTAATAGATTCAGTCATGTTTTCAAAGAGTTTTTGTGATTCTCCATTGTTACTTCCTAGTGCTTTTGCTAAGGCTTGTTGTGCTTTAGTACGTAAACTGTTCACTTCGATAACTTCATCTTTTGTCAACGCACGTCTTTCTTGACTAGCTTTTTCGTAAATAGCATTGATTTTAGCTTCCACATCTGCAAAGACTTGTTTTGCTTCTTCTGCTTTCTGTTTACGTTCCGTTAATTCTTTTTCTGCACTAGCTTTCGCTGCGTCCGGTAACTTATCATAAATAGCTTGTAAGTCTTTCACTTTATCATTAGCAGCTTGAGTCATAGCTTCAAACATAGAATGAGTAGAGGTTTTTATTTCTTCTTTCGATTTTTCCGATACTTTCAAAGCTGTGGAAATGTGCATTTGACTTTCACTAGCAAACTGTTGCATTTTTTCTAATGACTTATCAACTACTTCTCCAACATCTACTCCCCATTGTTTCAAGTTTTCTTTACTTTTCGCAATCTTTTGTGCTGCATTCCAACCTTCTTCTCCCCATTGTTTCCACGCAAGCCAACCTACTCCTGCAACTGCTGCGATACCAAGTAGCCAAGCCGACACTGGAATAGCCGTTAGAATACTCATGGCTCCACCAGCTTTAGTCGCACCGCTAGCTAATGTACCAATAGCACTACCAGCACTTAAACCAGCTTTACCAGTGGCTTCGATTGCTGTTTCTGCCAATTTAAAAGCACCAGCAGCTTCTTGACTTTTAATTTGTGCTTCTCCAATATTTTTTAACAGTTTACCAAAATAACCTTGACCTAAGCCCCAACCTAGTCTTATGTAACCAAAAATAGACATCACTGGTCCACCTGCCACTGCTACCGCTGTTAATGCTCCAGCTACTGCTTGAATACTAGGTGATAACTTACTAAACCATTCCACCATACCTTTGATACCATTAATCCAACCATCTGAATGTTTCAAAGCGTCTGCTAGAACAGGTAATAATTTATTCCCCGCTTCAATCGCCACATCTGTCAACCGATTCTTGGCTAATGCTAATTTTGATGCTGTAGTTTCACTAAAAGTTTGAAATTCTCGTTGTAAGGCTGTATTTTCTTTAAAAGCTTGATTACCACGTTTTACTGCGTCATTGAATAACTTATGTGCTCCACCAGCACGTAAGAGTGTATCTCTTAACCGTACTTCTTTAATACCCATTTCTTCTAAGACACTGATAGCGGTAGTACCACGTTCGTTTGCTGTACCTAAACCTTCAACGAATGCCGCTAAGGCTTCTGCAGGATTAGTTTTAAATAAGTTAGCAAATTCTTCTGCTGCCATACCTGATATTTTTGCAAACTCACTCAATTTACTACCCACACTAGTGTCCATTTCATCGACTGCTGTAGCCATTTGAATCATGATTTTAGAAAACGCACTACCACCTTTTTCTGCTTCAATCCCTACAGAACTTAATGCTGTAGCTAAACCAAATACACTACCTTCTGATAGACCAATCTGTTTACCAGCACCAGCAAGGTTTAATGCCATATCTAAAATATTTTTTTCAGTAGTCGCAAAGTTATTCCCTAAGTCTACTAAAGATGAACCTAGATTAGATACTTTATCTTGTGAAGTACCCATAATGTTCATAAACTTGGCTAATTCCGCTGCTCCTTCTTCCCCTACAATATTAGTAGCAGTTTGTAGCTTAGCCATGGTTTCAACGAACGTTAACAAGCTTTCATTGTGGATACCTAACTGTCCAGCCATAGCACCCATGTTCGCTAACTCTTTCGCACTTACTGGAATGGTGTTCGCAAGGTTTCTGAACCCTTGTTCAAATGCTGCAAACTGTATCGTTGTGGGGTCGGTAGTCTTTTTAACACCAGCAAGTGCCGCTTCATAGTCTACTGCTGCTTTCGTTACTCCCACTAAACTAGCTCCAATTGCTGCACCAGCCACTGTCCAACCTCTGGAAAAGTTCAACATTCTATTAGCTGAATCAGTGTTTTCTTTTCCTCTATCAACGAGACGTTTACCTCTTTGCAAGTGTGAGTTATTCGCAATTGCCTGTTCTTTAGCCAATAATGAATACTCACGTCTTAACTTGCTCATTTCTGCGGTAGCTTCTGCAATATTACGTTTGTATTTCTCAATGTGGTTTAATTTACTATTTATCTCATCGTGTTGTTCTTGAGTACCACCAGTCTTAGACATTGCCGCTTGTAACTTTTCTAATTCCTTGGTTTTTTCCGCTATCGATTTGTTATTAGCGTCAATAATTGCCTGGTTAGCTTTAAACGCTTGTCCCATTAAATTTAGCTTTGTAGTAACACTTTCTGAACCTTTACCGTAAAGCTTGATTTCTTCTCCAGCACCTTTAATAGCCTTGTTTAATGTTCTTAATTGCTTTTGTGCATTACTTAACCCTTTGTCAAACTTCGCATTATTAATCCCTAGTTCGACAACCATTTTTCCAAAAGGTGTTTCTGCCATACTGTTCCCCCTTTCTGTTAGAATCCTTGAATGGAATCAATCATCCCTTCTTCTTCTATTGGCTCCTCGTTTCTCCAACTACCGAACTCTAATTCTATGAGGGTTTCTACTTCCATCTCATCAATCTGTTTAGGACTCCATCTATATTTCTCCATCATGTATATATAGAGTTGGTTTACGAATTTTCTTATTGAGATTTTTTCTTCGTTGTCTTCTTCACCGACTTTTTTTGATTCGATAAGTTAACAGTAACCCCTCGTAACGCTTCAAATAAAATATCATATAAAACTAAGTGATAATCTTGAATACTATCTACTTGATAGCCGTTCATAAAATCGTCCACGGTAAATTGATGATTGAAATATTCACAAATCAATTCCACGTTCTTATCAATATCCGTCAAAGGGTCAATGGATTCAATGAGTTTTAATTGTGCTTCCTCATCATCTCCTAGACTGATTCGTTCACGTTCTTCAACTAGCTTAGCTAATTCAGTAACCTTTCTTAATGTACCCATTGTGGTTTTACCACTTTTATACACTTTGTCATAAATTGTAATCTCCATATCGTTGCTCCTTTCTCTATATATAAAAAGAGGCTAGATAAACTAGCCCCATTTCCTACGCTGTTTTTTGAGGTGTAGTATACCAACCGTCTGGTAACGTTTTAGCAACCACATCGTATTTAAACGCACCGTCTGATTCACGGGCAATGGCTTTACCAACCAATGAAGGTGTTTTGTAGGTGATATTTTCGCCTTTTGTTTCGAATTCTTCATTTAAAGGAGAGAATTTCACTTTATATAACACTACATATTGATTATCCCCATCCGAACGTTTAGATTCAAACGCTACTGCAACGTACGGTGCTTCATCGTCTGCATTGACTGTAATACCACCTTTATCGTCTTTTTTGTGACCTAATAATGCTGCAATCTGTTCCGGTCTTAAGTCAGTAGTGTCCACTGTAATATCATAACCAGTGATACCAAAGTTACCTTCTACTTGACGGTCATCTCCATATAATGAACCTTCGACTGTTTTAGCATTTAAGCTCACTTTCATCAATGGTGGTAACTTCACTGCTGTACCATAAGTTGTACCCTCATGGTCATCTTTTGTCATTGGGAAAATTGTTAAATTTTTAACTCCGATTCTTGCCATATTTATTTCACTCTCCATTTTCTTAATAATTGTTGATACATTCTTGCATTAATAGAGATGGTATAACTAAAAATACGATGGATAACTTTTGTGTCATCCACCGTATATGTGTAATCTCTATAGCACGTAAAACCTAGCTTACGCATTGCTCTATCAACTTCATTTTGTATTTCATAATAATCATATTCTTCACTGTATATTCCCACTTGAAAACTCATCTTTCTAGACAGTAAACGGTCACTGCCGAATTGTTCGTCAGACCCATAGATTTGATGATACTCAATCAGTGGAAACACACCGTGTGGTACTCGATTAGCCCCAATGTTAGGGTAACCTTGTTTTGTTTTTGCTACGTAATTGACGATTCTAGGGTTGCTAGTAAGAGCTTTTTGAATCAATACTTCCATTTCAAATATCATGTAACATACCTCTTCAATAAGTTTTTTAATCCGGTTTCCTGTACATTCGCTATATCTTCTTTGACATCTTCAAACGTACGTTCAGTATGGTGACGTGGTGCAATCCCTTTTGGGTTCCCTTTGGAGTAAGTACCTTTTTCAAGGAACCACATATACCACGCTACTTTAGAATCATACCCAACTCGTACAATACGTTCTCCATCGTTACGAATAACGTTCGAACGTACAACGTGTTCTCTAGCACGTACAGGATATTTTTTCTTGTCCAACGGTTTTCTGCCTAAGGGTGTATTGTGCCGCAAAGCGTCTACATATATCTCACTACTATCACGTAACACCGTATTAATTCCTCTATCAACCGTCACACTAACATCTGTTAACTTATTGATGACCGTTTCAATACCTTGAATATCTAATGACATCTCCATGCTACGCACCCCCGTCCATTACAGCTTCGCCTAAAAATCGAATAGCCTTACAATCTCCTACCGTATCTCCTACGATAGACACTTCATACATCTTTCCTTGATACAGGAATCTGTTTAATGTGGATAATTTTTTCGTGAATCTCGTTTCCATTTCTTTTCTATCTCTTAGAGTGTTACCACCCGATAACACTCCTTCTAATTGTTCACGAAAGATAGTTTTTTCTCGACACCAAAGTTTAAAAGCTGGGACCCACTCTTGACGATAACCACGTCCAGTAGGAACATCTACCTGCTTATAAAACTGAATGTGGTGTCTAAAGTCATTAGCCCTTACTCTCCTCATGATACATCCCCCAATCCAACTTCCGGACGAACAAAAGATGGAATACCTTTCTCATCTTCTGCGTACTGTAAAGAAGTTATGAGTGATTGCATACCTAGAGGGAATTGCCCTATTTTTACATAATCTGTGTAGTTTGACTCACGATTATCTAACCAAAATCCAACGATTAAAGTCACCACTGTTTTCGTCATAGGGTTTTTAGGCTTATACGCTCCAGCAGTATATAAAAAGAACTCTGCACCCATTATTAAGTCAATAATGAACGGTAGTTCTTCATCTTCATATCTATACGCTGTTTGTATTTCTAGTGGCGATACTATTGCCATATCTTACCCACCTTTCTAAGCTGTCTAACCTGCTGCTTTAACTGTAGTAGATGGTAAACCAGGTGCTTTTGACGTATCAATTTCAGTTGCAATAACTGCTGCTTCGTCCCATTTTTGAACTTCAAAGCGGTCAATGATACGAATATCATAAGAGTTACGTACAAATGATTGTCCACCAATATCTGTACCTGTGATTTCATATACACCACGGTCAAATAAAACAACTGCTTCTTTTAAGTCCCCAATGTATAATGGTGCTTTCTTACCATTTGAAACTAGTGTTGAGTTAGGAACAACTACTACACGGTGTCCGAATAATGTATATCCAGTACCATTTACTACATCAGGTTGCATTAAGTAGTTACCGTTTTCGTCTTTACATTTATCTAACCAGTTATAACCATCTTGGTTCGTTACGATTGTTGCGTTGTTAGCAAACACACCATCTAATTCCACATTTAAAATATCTTTTAAATCGTCTGTAACTGCTACCGCTTTAGAACGTTTAGCTAATGTGCCTAACACTTCGATAATTTTAGTGTTACGTGTAAATACAGACTTACGTGCAATAAACTTCGCTAAATGTGCCATTAAAGCAGCGTCTGTGTCTTGTAATAATTGACGTGGAATAGGTAAGATACCAGCATAAGATTTCATTGAGTATGTTTTTTGTTCGAACTCTGGAGCTGCAATATCCCCGATTTTATCCCATTCGTCAATGTTCGCAAATGCTGTTTGTGCTGCTAATTTTTCAAACACACGGCTACCGCTTGTAAAGCTAGTTTGTACCACAGTAATTAATGTAGATAAGTCGAATTGTTCCGTACGTTTGTACTCGTTAATTTGTGTGCTTACATCTTTAGGCACGATAAATCCGCCGTTTGCGTCTTGTTTAGATTGTAAGTAAGGTGTTGCTGTAGGAACATCTTGTGCACGTTTTTCTAACTCTTCTAACATTTTTTTATCTTCACTAGTTACGTTGTTACGTAAAACTTTAGTGAATACTTGTGTATATCCATCTTCTAAGTCCATATCGTTGTTACGTTCTTCTTTAGATGTTTCGACTACTTCTGCTACTTCTGGTAAAGCATTAGCACGCATTTCTAATTCTAAGTCTAATTTTTCTTTTAATTCTTTCACTTCATTAGCGATAGAACGTAATTCTTCGATACTTTTGTTATCTTTCTTAGCTTTTTCAAACTCTAATTGTTTATCTTTAATGGCTTGTCTTAATTCACGTTCGTTCATATATTGTACATCTCCTTTATTAATACATATTCATTTCAATTTCTAGCAACTCAATTTCCTTTTGTCGGTTGCCGTTGACAAAATTTTCGTAACTTCTTAAATCTGTGACGGCTTCTGTATCGTCATAGGCTGGGTCAGTTACGATTGATATATCGTACAATTTCTTGATTTTTGTAATTGTACGTTCGATTACATCCCCGTCTTCACTCCATTCCTGTCCATCTTCATCAATTGTGAATCCAAAAGAACATTTATTAATGATTCCAGCAGCCATATTCGCTACTAAATCTCGTGAATAAGAGGTGTCTGTAGGTGTTACTTCAAAACGCAATCCAATTTCATCTACTGATAGCGTTAAATTAATTCCTACACGTCCTAGCACCTGGTCGTTATCATGGTTAATTAAAGCGACTGTATCAGTCATATCTGCACCATCTAAACAACCTCGCGCTAGTTTTTCTCTGAAATTCCACATTGTTTTACTCCAACGTTCAAACTTCAAAGCATATCCGATAATAACAGGTGTTTTTTCGTTGTCTGCACTACGAATCTCCATCTGGTTTGTTATCGTTCTTAGTTCCTTTTCCGGCATTTTCCTCACCCCCTTTCACTGGACGTTGACTAGCACCATATCTATTTGTAGCAGCGTCAACTGCTATAGAAAGAGGTACTAGGTTAAGTGTCATTAAAGGCTCGTCTGCTAATGGAGAAGTATAAGGACTATCTTCATTCTGTGCACGAATCTCATTTAATGATTTCATACCGTAAGATAGGTTAATTTGTTGTACTTTAGCACGGCTTTCGCTATCCCCACGCAACTCACTATCCATATTGAACTTACAGTAGTAGCCGTTTTTACGTTGTTTTTCTGTGTATAACTTGTAATTAGCTTCTTCTTCCAATTGTGTAACCCACGGCTGTAACGTGTTTTTTACATAATCTAAAGACTGGTGTTCAATATTCGTGTAAGTCGCATTTGTTAAATCATTGATTTTATGCAAAGGTACTTTGAAGATTGCAGCAATTTGTTGCTGTGAAAACTTCATCATCTCTAGGAATTGCATATCCTGTTGACTGATACCAATTTGTTTGTATTTCAGTCCTAAATCCACAACGGCTATCTTTTCGTTGCTGTTCGTACGTCCCCATTCATCACGGATTTTCTTCTTAGCTTCTGAATTAAGAACAGACTCTACTTCTAAAATTCCTTGAGGTGCTCCACCTGCTTCAACCATGTTCTTGTTGTAATTAGTCGCAATATCCATTGTAGCCATTTGTTGCCTAACGGATTGCAATGGAGATAATCCCACAATCCCATCTTTTGATAGTGCTTTCACGTGGTAGATTTCATAAGGTAAAAAGTCTACTTGTTGCTGTCTGTAGTTAGCACGGTAGGCATATTTACGTGTATTTCTGTCCACAATAATCTGAACATTCGATGGGTCAAGTGGAATTAATTCGTCAATCTCCCCATTCTTATCGAATAAGATATAAGAATAGTGATTACCGTACGTACAAACATCTGTTACAATCAATTTCTTATACACAAACGGGTTCATAAATCGATTAGGACGCATATTCAACACTCTAGCCACATCACTTTCACTATCTTTTTCAATAGCCATCTTCGTCTGTTTATAGGACTTCCACGGTAGTTTAGCTATATCGTCACTTAATACGTTGATACAAGCGTAAACCGTGGCAAAACGTGTTGCGTTGCTAGTTGTAGGCTGAATAGCTCCCCTTGAGTAGTCTTCTCCCACCAAGTACCTAAAAGCTGTAGCCCAATTGCGTTCTAAATCTTCATTAGGCTTGTTGAACACTTCTCTAGGAATAATTTTTTCTAACATTGTTATCCACCCCCTTTCTTAGGTGTGTAAGTCCTCGATAGAATGAATCCTATGAGTATTAAAAAAGCACCACTTACATACAGCCCTATGAATAGGTCAATATATAAAGTCGTGCTTATGATGATGATTACACCTAAGAGTGCAATAAAATCATGTAATTTCACGGTTATAACCCCCAATCGTCACTTAAAATCAATTCTTCCAGGTTCATCTGCATATTGTCTTTCATTGCCCTAGCAAACGCATTGATGGACGCTGCAACAGGGTCAATACGGTCAACACTTTTATTTTTCGTAATTTTGATATTTTCAGAAGCGTCTGCGACAACACGAGCATTACTCATAGACCAACGCAACAATTTATCTTCTGAATGCTTCATTTTTCCTTCGTAAACAGCTTCTCTAAACTTCTTAGTAGGTTCAGTTAACATTCTGATACCTTGTTCGATTTGAACCATGGTCAGTCCTTCCTGTTCTAAGTCCCACACCATCTGGATAGCGTTCCATTTGTCATAACAAACTTCTTTCACATGATATTTCTTAGCCCATTCAAGAATTTTAGCTTTAACAAACGTATAATCCACAATTGCACCTTCTGTCAGAATGAGTTCCCCACGGTCACGGTAAATATCAAAACGTACTTTATCTTTTGCCATACGTTCATAAAACTTGTCTTTAGGCATAAATGACACTTGTTTTAAGCGATATTCATTTCCATTGGTTAAAACAAGTCCAATGGACGTCAAGTCGGTTGTCATGGATAAGTCAAAGCCTAAATAAGCATTAGCACTCTTTGCAAACTCATCAAAATCATCATGTTCTAGTTCGCATTTGTCCCACTTATTCATATCCATGTATCCAGCTTCAGGCATATCTACCCATATATTCATGTTCTTTGTCATGAAATTTCTCATTTTTTCTGGTACATCTAGGGCAATTTTTAATTCATCACGTAAGAATTTCATACCCACTTCACTAGTAGCTACTATAGGGTTAGCTTTAATCCAGTTACGTTCATCTTTAATATCATCGCCTTCATCTAATTCATTAACCATAGCAAAGTAAGAGTCATTCTCCACATCACTATCTGGGTTCAATAACTTAGTTACATACGCATATTCTTCTGTGAAGCACGGGTTAGATAAATCGAAACCAGCCGTTGTAATGATACTAATCAAAGGTTGTGGACGTGCTACTTGCCCGGATTTTAATACTTCATAGATTTCAGAGGTTTTGTGGGCATGATACTCATCTATTAATCCAGCCTGTGGGTTTAAACCATCCCCTGTTTTGCCCGCTTCTTGAGATAACGCTTGAATAAATCCACCAGACTTTTTATGAGTGATTTTTCCGTATGCTTTCTTGAACTTACTCTTAAAAGCACTGTTATTAAGCTGAATCATGGTTTCATTCCATAAAATCTTAGCTTGTTCTGTTTTAGTAGCACCTATATACACTTCTGCATAAGGTTCTCCAAACGCACTAGCTTCATAACTAGCCACACAAGCATTAGACTGTGTTTTCGCATTCTTACGTGCTACTTGCCAATAAGACGTTCGAAACCGTCTATATCCTGTATCACGGTGTACCCAACCATAGATATTCCCAAAGATAAAAATCTGAATAGGTGCTGGGTCAATGTTTTGTCCAGCAAGTGGTCCTTTAGAGTGTTTGAAATTAGTCATCCACTTTAGAAAACGCAACGCTTTACTATCATCAAAAATATAAGGAAAATCTTCTGTGTCTTCTCGTTCCACATCTCTTAGGC